ACATATTGAATTACATTTACTCGTGCATAAGAAAAGGAAGCACCTAACTCACCTCCTGCAAAGATACCTCTTGTTGTATTTGCACAACCACCAGGTTGATATGGAGCATTTGTTAAATCACCAAAATCAGAAGCGTTACCTAATGTTCCAATATTTATAAAGTCAATTATATTTTTATATCCTGCAACAGCATCACTGTATCCTGCTGCAAACAAACCTCTGTCTGGCGCAAACTTAGGCCACTCCCCTGCATATTGAAACTGAGTTCTTAAATCCCACACACCTTGAAAGTTAGGCATTAACCTAGTCCTCCATGTGCGTTAGATGTTCCGCTAGAAGCATCTCTTACTGAAGTCATATCTCCAAAATCTGTAGAGTTACCTGCGGATGCTATAGTTACATATTCTAA